TATCCCCAACTTGAGGAACTAAATTAGCCCCAAAATAATCTCCTTGGTCAAAGTTTTTATTAAAATCTTCTTCACTCATTAATAAATCATCCCTTAAGAATTTAAAATCAATTGTTTGGTTAAATTGTACCCCAAATTCATCATCAGGATATTCTTGAGGTGATCTTTGTACTAAGCAAGTTAATATAACTCCATCATAGTAATACTTAGCTCCCGCTGATTCACCATAAAGGTTTACTTTGGTTTCTGCTAGTTTTAATTTGTAATAAACACATTCTTGGGAAACAATATCCCCCATCAACTCTCGGTTGATGTGTCTAAATAAACTTATATCTCTTTGGCCTCCGTATAAAGCGCACATTATCCTATGTAAATTGTGTATGGAACTTTGTTTAATTCTTTTTGTAAAAAGTCGTTTTCATTTGCTTTTCTTTCTAATAAACTGCTTCTTGAGGTTTCATCAAAATACGCTCTTAATCTTTCTATTAAAGCTTCTCTATCAGCTGTTGCCGATGATAATAAATCGGATTGATTTAATGTTACATCAGCATCTGGGATTGGTATTGTTGAATATTTACCTCTAATATACCCTAACATTTCTTTTGCTATTGCTAATGTCATTTCAAATATCCATTGTCTTCCTATTGAATTTATAATATTATAATTGGGGTTATCAAAAGGCACTTCTGCTACATTTGTTATTAAATCAGAACCATTAGAATAAGGATTATTCCTTTCTGATTTTTTGATGTATTCAAAATGTAAGTTTCCTGTAGAATTAGGTATTGGGAATATTTTTAAATTGTTATTTACTAATTCAAATGAATAATTTGACCTTCTAATTTGGTCATTAAATTCAATAGCTTGCATTACTTGAAGATCATAATTTATAGGCATCATTAAGAAATTGATTGCAGGTGAATAAGAACCCCAACCAAACGAATCCATTAAATCTATCATTCCTGTTCCTGTTCCTGCATAAGGATCAAAATATCTTGTGATTGCAGGGGGTGCTTCATAAAAGATTCTTTTAACTTCTATTGAATCATTAGCTGCTAAATTAGCATTAGCATCAGCCCAAGCATTCATATTATAAGTTTGTTGGCCTGCTGTTAAAGCTAATGAACCTGAATACCAAGTTACATTACCACCTACTCCTGCTTCTACTCCATATTGTTCTGAGATTCTTACTATTGAAGCAAGATTTGGAGTTATTAATTGATTATTTGCTGAGGTGTTACTTGATGCTCCTTCTAAGGATAAATAATTTTCTCTTATTTTATAAGCATATAATTCATTCCCATATATAGTAATTGCTTCTTCAAAAGCAGTATAAAATGAACCAGATTGTAATTCTACATCTGCCAAAGGATATCCTAATCTTCGAGCACAAAAATCAGCTACTTTATCAGCATCAGTTTGAAAATCTAAATCATTATCATAAAAGCCAAATGGGGTTTGACCCACGGCAAAGGTTGATGTTCCTGTCCAAATAGGTATATTCATAATATATTAATTAAGTTGTTGCTATAAAATATTCTACTTTAGCACTACTGCCTGAGGGTTCCACTGAAACTGAAGCTATTTCATCATAAGTAAAAGTATTTGTTAAACTGCCTGTTATTTCACTTGTTGAAAGCATAAATGTCCCTCCTGCAGCTATTGAAAAATTTAATAATTCAGAAGAAGATGATACTTTTAAATTTAAAGGTACTGTGGCTGAATAATTAGATATTCTTCCATATTTAAAACTTCCTGAAGAGAAAGTACCTGCTCCTGGGTTATTACTATATTTAAAAATAGTAGTTTCACTGCCTGAAGGTACAGTAACAATTCTATTATCAATGTTTTCAATGTTTTTAATTGTTAGATTATAATCTGTTCCTCTTTCGGTGCCTTCCAGCATTACTCGTTCTTTTAATAAAAGGGTGAAATCAGCCATAGTTTTTATTATAAATACTAAAAAACTAAATTAAAATAAAAAAAAGACCTGACTAAAAAGCCAGGTCTTAATTTTAATTATACTAAAAGTGTATCTTATACTGTAGCTAAGTTGCTAACAAATACTCTTCCGTAGAATTCAGGTCTGATCATCTTCTTAGCATAACGAGTTAATAGACCTTTTCTTGGTGTGAAAGTGTCTGGATCGTATACTAGAGGAGTCATTATAAGTGGAATGTATGGAGCAAATACAGCACCTGTTTCTAGGAACTGGTTTCCTCTGTAACCCATTAATATAACGTTTTCAGTCATATAAGGGTTTTTATATACATCATATCTACTATTCATTTGTCCCATTTTCTGGATACCAAATGCAAATTTATTCTTAGATGCATCACCATCAGCATTAGAAGCAAATCCTGGTATTGATTCTATGATAGTAGCAACTGAAGGAGAAATCATAGCAAAATTAGCACCACCTCTAAGGGTCTTTTGGTGAATTTTGTTAGATACCTTTTGCATTTTAGTTCCTAAAGTTTGGAACCATTGGCCTTGAGTATTGTAGAAACCTAAATCATCGTATCCTGTTTGTCCAGAGTTTAATGATTGGTTGTTTTGTGCATTCCAGTATTCATCAGCAGCTGATGCATCTTGGATAAGCATATCTATAATTTCAAGATCAATCTCTAATGAAATATATTCACTCATGATTGAAGTTAACTCTGCCTCAGCATCTAAGCTTTGGTAAGCATTCAAATCTTGAGCAAATTCAGGAGTCCATTGTGCTTTTAACTTTCTAGTTTTAGCAACAATTGCTTCTGATTTCATTTTCACATCAATTTGTGGAATTGATAGTGTTGTATTACTTGCAGCATTTGGATAACCCGCGCCTGAAGCATCTTCAAAGTCACCTCTGTAGTTATCTTCTGGTTGAAGGTTGTATAATACTACCATATCAGGAGTTAAATCAGATAATGAAGCTGAGCTTACTTGGTGGATAAAAGTAACAGTAGCACCACTAACAGAAGTATATTCTGGTAATAATGTAGATGTAGTTAAAATAGTACCTGGAACTGATCCTGAAGTAGCAACAAAAGCTCTAGCGCCTTTGAAATCTGGATTAACACCACTACCTGTTACTGAACTCATATCAACATCTACTGCAGTATATGTAACACCCGCAGCAATAGAAGCTGAAAGTTCAGCTTTATAATCTACTTGCGCCCAAGTAGCAGCAGCAGCTGTTTGGCCAGTAAATGAAGCTGAGAATTGATTGCTTGAGTAAGCAAATCTTCCAGCACCATATAAACCATCTGAAGGATCAACTCCTGCACCTGGATTAGTATTACCATACATTGAAGCAGGGCTTGAATAAACGTCTCCTGCAGGTCCTTGGTTAAGTTCTTTATCCGAACCATATTGGAAATCGAGGAAGAATACTAGACCAGAAGGTAAGTTCATTGGTTGAACTGAAACAAATTCTTTAGAAGCAATTTGTCCAAATACTTTTCTTACCAATGGAAGAGCTACACCAGCCCACTGAGCACCTTGTCCTGCTGTAAACGTAGCACCACCTTGATTAGTGGCATTTGCTTCAACTACAAGTTGCTTAGCTTGGTTTTCAAGAATCATTGACATATTGTTCTTGTGAACTTCGCTACCTAAACCTTCTAAAAGTCCTGTTCTCTCCCATTTTGACGCTAATCTAGCAGCGTCACTCTGAAGGTTTTTCCAACCTTTTGCAGAGCTTTCTAAAAGTGAATTTAATTGACTCATTTTTTTTAATTTAAGTTTTTAATTATTAATTTATTTTAAACCTGCCAATTTTTGAAACCTAGCCACCATGGGATCAGTTTTAATAATTGGGTTTTTAGTTTTCTTAAAGTTTCCAGTTGCTTTGGAAGCACTACCTAAAGATTCTCTAATTGGTGTTCTTTTAGACTTAAGTCCCTCACTTAATGTCTCGAAAATCAATTTTGATTCTTTAACAGTTGTTGCTTTATCAAATGAACTCAATACTTTAATTTTTTCATTTTCTGTTAAGCTTTTCGCTTTAAAGATCTTATTTGTATAAAGTAACTTTGCATTTAACAATTTTACTTCACTTAAGGTAGATCCTTGGGTTTTAATAGTAGCATATGCTTCTTTTAACCCCCTCCTTAATCGTTTAACTTCAGCTATCGCTCTGGTTTTAGACCGTTTTTCGTTCTTAAGTTTTTCGTTTAATGATTTAAAATTATCATCTGTTTCAGCGATTTCAACTTCTTCAGTTTCATCATCTTCAATTTCAATATCTAATTCTTCATCATCTTCAACTTCAACTTCTTCACCTTCGGCTTCAAAGCCTTCTCCGGCTTCTAATTCACCTGCTGCAACCATATCTCCAATAACGTCTTCAATGAATATTTTTAAGTCTTCATCAGTCATATCTTCGATATCAACACTTTCTTCTTCTGTGTCCGTTTCTTCTTCAGTTTCAGTTTCGTCTTCGACTTCAACTTCTTCTTCAGCTTCTACTTCTTCTTCTTCGTTAAGTGTTTCTTTTTCTAGTTCTGCTAAGATTTCGTCTAAATTGATTTCTTCATCCATACCTCCTTCTTCTTCATCAAGATCTTTCTTTTTGTTGTATCTTGGTTCTGAATCTAAAGATTTTCTTTCAGCACCTCTGTCTGGACCTTTGTCATCTTTATGACGCATGTCTTCAACTTCATCCATTTCTTGAATCTTTGCAGCAAGCATAGATTTAAGTTTTGGAGTAAAAGCTTCTTCAAGTGCTGCCTTAGCGTTTGCAATTGCAACTTCTTTAACGGCTTTAGCATCAGCAATAGCCTCTTTGAGGATATCTCGTTTTGCCATTTTTCCTAAATTTTAATTTGTTGGGAAAGTACGTTTATTATGAAACGTAATAGAATTTTATTATCTTCAATGCCATATAAATGAGGGTAATGGCATATTTACAGTTATACGTATATGGGGATTCTTAAAAGTCGCAGAAGGCTTATCTTCCTGTTAGAATATAGGACAGTTTCCATTAGCACATAATATTTCTGTTACTATACTATTTGCTTTTGCATATGGATTTATAATTTGTTCTTTTCCTTCTTTAAGTGTTTTCATGTATGAGCCTGGATTGGAGGGGGTTGAAACAAAGTCCCAACATAATAATTCAAAATCATCTTGAACTTCCATTAGTTCACCATTTTGTTCTAGTGAACCCATACCACGTGATGATACACCACAAGTAATTCCATTTTCAATTAATGCTTTTAATATATTTCCAGATGGGGTAGGTAATATTTCAATTTTACCCATTACATTATCTCCATCCCACCACATATCTTTTATATTGTGAGATACATTTTTTAAATTAACTACGGATGATTCGGGGTGGTCTAATTCACCTACTGCTCTGTTGTCTTTAACTATTTCTTTGTACTTATCAATTTCTCGCTCCCAAAGATCTTTTGAATAATATCTACCATTACCATTTTTTACTTCAGCTGTAGCTAAAATACCTTCAACTATAGGGTTACCTCTTTCAGATACTTTACCCTCAGTTAAACTAATTGGGGTTGGTTTAAATAATTGAGTTTCTATAAGTACTTGTTTCATCTTAATAATCTCCGTATTTTAATCTTAAACTTTGTTCAGCACTTTCTAAAGCTTTTCTCATATGATCCATTACTTCATCAACATTACCTAAATCATCATATAATTCTTCAACTACATCGATTATAGCATCTTCTGTAGAATCTGCTACTAATTCTTCATTAACACCATCTTCTTCAAACATTTCTATTGCTGCTATTTCTTCAGATGATTTTTTAATGTCTTCTAAATCGGTTTTAATTTTTTCAGTATCCTCTTTATCGTCTTCTGCTTCATTTAACCCAAAATAATCCATATAATTAGTGCCTACAAACCCACCACCAGTTACAATACCACCTGCTATTGAAATTGAATGTTCTTTAAGTTTACCATAACCTGATGATTTATATTCACCTTTTGGTTCTACAGGTTCACCTAAACTAGGTGCTTCATCAGTATAACCTAAATCTTCTTCTCCAAATTGGCCGTTTGTAGTATAATAAATAGGATCTTTAGCTAAATTCTTGAATACAATGTCTTTAATTTCTTGTTCTGTTTTATCAGCGTTTTTAGGATTTTTTAATTCATTATAATAACCCATTTGAATTTGACCAAAGATCATATTGTTAGGATTCTTTTCATCCTTATTATCATATCCACGACTTTGGTCTTCTTCTACTTCTTTTGATACTTTTTTCTCTTCAGCTTTAGCTTCAGCTGCTTCTTTAATAAAGTTTTCAAAAGCAGTTTCGTATCCTTCTTTTTTCTTTTTACCAAAAGGATTATTAATTGGAGACATACCAACAAAATTTTCATTAATAATATTCTTCTGTTTAAGAATAGTTGATGCCTCATTAAAGGCAGCTCCCTGTCTAATTAAATTGGGGTATAATTTTTTAGCTTCTTTAAGGAAAACATCTTTATGACCTTTTCCTTTTTTAATTAATCCATATCGATCCGTTAATGTCCTTTACATTCTTCTTGTTTTAATAATTCTGTTATATCATCCAGTAATTCATTTACCATATCTGTTGAATAAACTATAGCATATGAACCAGGATTTTCATTGTAATATTCAGCTGTATTACTTTTAGCATTTGATAAAAGTGGGGATAGGGTATTTATTTTCTCTTCTACTTCATCAAATACACTAATTCTTTTTTGTTGGAAATCACTATATTCAGTTAATTCCTCTTTTTCAAATAATTGTTTTACTTCTAAACCTGATCCTTTAATTTTTTTAGGTACAGGTTTATATCCTAATTTATAGTAATAAATATTAGGAGCTCCTGTAGACTTTTTATTTTTATCAAAAGCTTTGGGTGTCATATATCCTATACCTTCTTCTTCATCTAAAGAATCTGGATTCTTATGTAGTAGTGCAATCTCCTTTAATTTACTCCATAGAGAAGGATTGGTGCTTTCTCTCCAAACTTTATATTTGGTAGGCTCTTCATCTTCATCATCCCCATCCCACTCTTCAGTTTCTTGATATATCGTTATCGCATTGTCGGATACAGAAAACTCAACACCACTTAAATCACCATCTTCCGCATACTTAATATATGTTTTAGCCATTTCATCACCTTCACCTTCATCAATTGATTCATCAATAGAACCTGCTACTAATCTATACCCCCATGAATTTAATTTATGTTTTAATTCTGCTTTGTCTTCAGCTTCAAAATCAAAACTATTATTATATCCATAATAACCAAGACCTCTTTTTTCAATATATGTTTCTCCATCTGGGCCATCATAAATTGCAATTTCTCTAGGACCATGGAATGTACCTTCATCAAGTGATTCTTCTAATGTATCTACATAGGGTTCTGATGTTCCATCTTCGTATTCAACTGTGTAATCTTCAGGATTATTACTATTGTTTTTATTAATTCTTTTTACCTTTTTACCTTTTATTGAAAGATCTTCTTTTACCATTAAAACTCTTTCATAAGCTTCAGGGTAATTTTTTCTAATATGAGTTCGGTATTTGTTAAATAGATTCTTTACTTGATCTGCAATGGAATCAATTGTTGGATCTGCTTCAGCTTCACCTTCACTTTCTAATTTTTTTACTAATTGGTTTAGTTTATCAAAAGTTTTATAAACAGTATCAAATGCACCTACATCTTCTAAATCCCAAGTAACAGTACCTGTTACAGGATTAATATCAGTTACTGTGGATTTTTTACCCCCTTTGATTTTTACATCACCAACTTTGAATTTGTTATTTTCTTTTAACTTAAATCTATACATGAGTAGTTTCTAATTCTTCAATTAAATCATAATATTGCAACAAATTTATTAAGTCATCATCTTTAACTTTTGATGTTTTATCTATCGTGGGAAGAATTTTAACTACTTCATTTATTTTAATTTGAACTGTTTTATCTTTAACTTTGGAATTAAGTTCTGTTAGGGTAGTTTTTATTTCATTTACTTTACAATTGTAAAATTCTTTTAATCTTGGGGTATTGTCAATAGAAGTAATTAATTCCTTTAATATTACTTTTTGTTCAGGGATTAAATTATCATACTTACCATTAAATTTCTCTAATAAAACTTTATAAGTTAGTGTTTTTAAATCCTTATCGTAATTTTTAAATTCTTCTAAAACTGTTTGTTTAACTTCTTCCTTAACTTCAGGTGATGCTAGATGTTCTAAAATTGTAATTTTATTGCTAATTTCATGTTTAATATTATTAAGGTTAGGATTAGCTTTTATTTCAATTAGAGTATATAAAGCTGCTTGAGACTTATAGTTAGGAAGTTTATGTCTAAAGAATTTATTAACATCATAATGATTTTTAATTTCTTTAATTAAATTATATTTCTGTCTTCTTAAAGAACTTCTATTTAATTGTTTTGAGGATTCTAACAAAGTAGATAAAACAGTATTTGCTTTAGCTTCTGTTAAATTTGTTTTCTTTGATAAGGTTTCATATAACTTATACTCTTTCCCTAATTCTGTTTTTACAAAATACTCTTTTAATATTTTTCTAGCTGGAGAGTCCTTTCCATCAAGGGTATCAGCTGTTATTTGTCGTACTAGTAATTCAAAAAGTATACCAGAATTCTTGTACTTTGAATGTTTTATATTCATTCCTTAGGCTTTGGTTTATTTATAAATATATAAAAATCTATTAATCGTGCAATTGAGATTCGTCTAATAAGCTATCTCCCTTATTTTCTTTCTCAAAAACTAGTTGTTTTCCTGTTTTAGGAGGTCTAGGAACTTTTTTTAACATATTTTTTGTCTCTAAAGCTAAAGGAGAACCACCTTTAAAGTTTGTTTTTAATCCCTTGCTATCGTTATAATCTTTTTTCATGCCGTTTTTCCCTAATGGATCTTTACCAAAAGCATTTTCTTGTTTCCCTCTATCAGTATTTGATTCTTTTTTTCTACCTAAAGGAACTTTCTCATCATAACCATCAGGAACATTAGATGGATCAGATTGTGTTCTTCCTATCCCATATAATGAAGCTAAATCATGAGGTGTACCATATGATTTTCCTGTTTCTTGTGGGTCATTACCTTCAGCTTCTATTTGGGCTAATCTAAATTTACGTTTAGCGTCTTGTTGGATTAAAGCTATATACTCATCATATTGATCTTGACTAAAATGCCAGATGTTTTCATAAATCCAATCTGTAGGGAATAGGTTGGAATCTTTCATTTCATTGGATAAAGTCATCTTTTCAGTCATTAATGCTACTCTTTCTTGATCATATATTATTGAAGGAGTAGTCATTGATAATTCAAAATTAGTTAGATTTTCATCTTTATAACCTTGAGTATATAAATGAACTAATGCTATTTTTGTTAACTCAGAAACTACTATTCTTTGAATTCTTTCTATTGTACGAGCAAACCTAATATCTTGGGCTGCTAATGTAGCTTTACCCTCTGTATTTTCATCATAACCCATAAATGCTTTAGGTACTTTTAAAGCAGCAAATAATTTGTCTCTTAAATATTCTACATCAGCTATTCCATCATATTGTAATCCTGCTGCAGTATCTATTTTAGTAGCTGTATCATTACCCCTAACTGGAATGTAATAATCTTCAAGCATGTTTTGCATGTTATATTTAAGATTATATTCTCCTGTTTGTTGGTCAACATATGGAGTACGTTTCATTTTAGAAATAGTCTTTTGCATAAAGTTTTCTACTTCAGCAGGTGGTATATTCCCTACATTCATATAGAATATGCGTTTTTCAGGCGCTCTAACTATTCTATGTATCAACATAGCATCTTCCATTAGAGTGTATTGTTTAAACAACTTACGTGCTGGTTCTATATAAGATCTACCATAAGGTAAGAAGTTAGTGTCTGTAAGTAATCTAAAATGGGCCATTTCATAATTATCAAATATAACAGTGTTTTGATTTACATCATTAGCCCCCGGTACATTATAAAAACCATAACCACCTGTGGATACTCCTTCAGGGTCAAACCCATATTGGATATCATTTGGGTTTTCAGGATCTTGTCCTTCTAACCTTTCGATGTGAAAAGCATTGTATGGTATAACATTATAGACCCCAAACTTTTCAGCAATTTCTAATTTTAAAAAGAAATCTCCATATTTACACATATTACGAATCCAAGGCCAAAGATTGAATTCAATATTTAAGACATCATAAAACAGGTTATATAATATTTTTTGTATATTTTCATCAGAGCTTCTTATTTGAAGTACTTCCCCCATATCATTCTTTAAAGTACTTTCATCAGCTATAATATCTAAAGCAGAAGCTATAATTGCATCTGTATCCATTGAATCATATTCTGAATATAATTGAGGTCTTAAGGTTTGGTAATTAAAATTACTTTGATACCCATATAAAGAAGTTGGGGAGTTAGTGTAAACTCTATTAAACCTATCTACTAATGAATTGGTTTCATATTCACCTGATTGTTGGATTTTATTTACATCCATAACCTTTAATTGGTTTCCACCTTGGTTACGAATAACTACATCAGTTGAAAATAGTCTTCTTAATCTTGAAAATAGTCTTTTATCTGCCATTGTTATATATTGTTATAAATATTATAGAAGCCACCTAATGTCTTCCTCCCCACCAGAATAAGGATTATCTATTTTCCATGGGTTTTCTTTTTGCTGTCCTGGGGGAGTATAAACTCCAGTATATGTTGTTTTATTTGTTGAAATTCCATTTAACATACTTTTAGTCAAATCAACTCCATGTTGTTTAAACCTAAATGCTGTATCTCTCATATACATAGCAACACCAAAAGACATTACTAAATCATCATTATACCCCGATTGGGCTTCTGGTCTCCCATTCCTCCAAATAAATGTTCTCATTTCTTCTAGTAATCTTTTAGAATAAAATGTAACACCTTTATCTCCAATATATTCCTGAAATTTACCTACTACCATAGGTCTAACTCTTGATGACATTGTAAATCCTGCTACCATTTTAGATGTATCCATATATTGGTCAAAGTATGAATCAGCCCTTACTTCTCCACTTTTAGGTGAATAATAAAGATTTTGATATCCTCTATCTATTACTGTTTGTATTGTTGACCATCCTATACTATTGTTTTCTATTACTAATAAAGCTTCGTTATATTCAGTTGCTATGCCTACTAATAAATGCCCATATTCTTTTGTTCCTAATTGTCCTTTATATTCCCCAACTTGCACATTATTTTCTATATCAATAATATGAAATGCCGAGTGGTCTTTTCCATCTCCTCTAGCTACATCAGCTACAACCATATAATTTCTTGAATAATCACATGGTTCCCATATCCATAAATTACGATCTGCCCCTCGCCTCTCCAAAGGCTCTTTAATAAATGTTTTTTCATAATACTCCATATACTCAGGATAAAACACTACATCACCAGAAGTTGAGAAATCACAATCACATTCTTGGGCTGCCATTCTAGGGTCACCTAATAATTCATCTTGTCTATCTCTCCATGCTTGGTCTCTTTCTGGATGTACAAACCAAGGTAATTTAATAGGTAGAAAATCATTTTCTTTATTTTCTGCTCTAATCCAAGTTTGATGAAACCAATTTCCTGTACCATAAGGAGTAGATAATGCAATACAACCACCCCCAGTAGCTAGTGTTTGCTGAGCTGAAGCCCATATTTCACCTATATTTTCAATGAAAGCTGCCTCATCTATTATTAGTAAAGATACTGCTTCTGATCTACCTGCATCTGAAGCTGCTGAGGTTGCTTTAATTTGGGATCCATTTCTTAATCTTAGGTTTAGTTTATTATTTTCATCAGCATTAATTTTAAGCCAAGAAGGTAAATTTTCATACATGAATTTTACCTTTGTAACCATATTTTTTGCTGTTTCCTGTTTTGTTGCTATACAAAGTATATTTTTATCCTTATGAAATAACATTAACCATAAAGAGTATCCAGCAGATAAGGTAGACATTCCCAACTGTCTTGATTTTAGGATTAATGAGTAAGGATTATCTTGAAATAAAGTTAATACTTTTTCTTGAAATGGGAATAAATTAAATTGAATTCTGCCTCTTTGTGGGTGTTGGATAAAACAGTACTTTCTCATAAAATGTACAGGATCCCTGCTACATAGTATATACTCCTTCCTAATTATGGATTTAATATCACTACTACTACTCATATGTAAAATTCCATTTTGATTTGTTATATATTTTTCTTAAGGAATTGGATATAGTAGTTATGGAGGTGTTACAATCAATAGAGGCCTCTGTAATGCTATTATAAATTTTTCCTGTTTTATTATCTTTTATTTTTTTGTTTTGGGTTGGTCTTTTTACTCCTTTTTTTAATTTAGAAATTTTTTCCCCAAAACCCATAGGTTTGGGTATGCCACTCATCTGCTTTGAACGTAGTTGGTTTGACTCAACACTACTTTTTTTACCTAACCTGTGATTATTACCCTTATGGGCTTTACTTATTTTGTCTCTTACTTCTTGGCTACGTGGACCTACCCCGTTATCATATAATTCACAATTTAACCCTTCAGTAACACTATTATATTTGATTTTTTGCCCATACTCTTTAGCATTTAATTCATCTAACCTACATTCTTCTATAACCTCAAATATGTGGTTTACAACTCCATATTTTTTTAATGAGTAGTAAATTTTAGGTTGTTGCTTACACCTTAAACTAGTATAATCCTTCCATCTTCTTTTAATATTAGTGGATTGTCCTATATAAACTTTACCTTTTGGGTTTATTATTTTGTAAATACCTACCATATTATGTAATATATTATATATTCTTGTCTTATGACTTTTTTTATATCACTCATTTAGATTAAAGCTATTAATGTTATTATAGGTAATACAATGGAACCAATAAAACCAATAACTTTTAATCTTTTTTGTTTTCGAATTTCTTTTTGTTGTTTTTCAATAACTTGATTTTTTATATCAAGTTCAATATCCTTATTAGATAAAATTTGTTCAAAATTATCTATTATTGATTGTTGGTTTTCAGATTTTTGGGTAAGTTTAACTATAACATCTTTTTGTAAAGTTATAGTATTTATGTTTAATGAATCTTTTTCTTTATAAACTGTAAGAAGACTATCAACAATCTCATATTCCAAAAGATCGCTTAATACAATTCTAGCATCTTCTAAATTCATTAGGATTAAAGTATCACCATCACTATTAATTATCTCCTTTACTTCTCCTCTTGAGATAGTCTGAGATGTTATTGGTAATATCATCACTATCCATATCGTTAATGATACCAGGTATTTCATTTCTTTTTTTCTCTAACTCTGCTAATTTATTTTCGGTTTCTTTTAGGATAACTTTTGTGCTATCAATAGCATAGAGTATAGTGTTAATTTCTTTTTGTAACTTATTATTAATATTATTTATACTATCATTTGATAATAATAACTGTTTATTTTGAGTTTTTAGAGCTTTAATTTCTTCCTCATAAGTATCAATGGGTATTGAAGGTCTAAATAATAAACTTAAAACCAAGGCAATTGCCAGTATTACTATAAAAACTAATTGTATATTATTAAGTATCTTTTTCAAGTTTTTTCTTTTCAGCTGTCATTTTCTTTAATTCAGCTTTTATTTTTTCTTTAGCATCACCTTCAGCTTCCTTAAATTCTTTAGCTTTCTTTTTCATTTTATCTTTAAGATCTTTTAAAGCTTTTTGAGCTTTAAGGGCAGCTTCTTTTTCAGCAGCTATACTTTTTTCTTTTTTTACTTCTGCTGATGTTGGTTCTTCATCTTCAGTAATATCTGATCTATTTTCAGGAGCATTTATCATCATTTCTCTAGCTGCTTCTTCAGCTTGATCTAAACCATTAAAAACATCATCACTACCTACTATGTTATAGTATTTATCTTTAAGATTTTTTACATCTTGTATAAATCTACCAATTTCATTATAAGTTCCAGAACTCCATACACCTTCTTTTAATCCAACTAGTCCTGAAAGTGATTCTTCATCTCCTCCACCTCTCATAGCTATTCCCATTTTATGAGAAATTCTCCTACCTTCTTCTTCAACACCATCTCCAAATGCTTCAACATAAGTTTGAATTTCTACTACACTTTTAAGTTTAGGAGGCCCAAACATATTTATGTCTCTCGTTATTGCATTTATTCCATCAATTAATCCTTGATCTTGGATTTCAGATAAATTCATATTTTCTGATAATACAGATCTAATTTCGTTTTTGATAGCTTCTTTAAGTTGTGATTTTTTCATTATCAAATATTTTTATTATAAATACTGGGGGAGAAGTGCCTCTTTAAATGATTCTATACGTTCTTCAGTAGTGCCTTTTAATTTAATTAGATTTTTTATTTTCCAACTATATCTATCTAAAAATTTGTTTATACTAAAGTCTACTAAATCTCTATATTTAGCATCTGTTTCTCTAACTCCATTATCTTCAATGTCAACCCCTTCAGGTGATACATAAAATATATAATCATAATCTTCAATAAACCTTGAAGCAAGGTTTTCAAAATCATCTAATTCTGGATAGTCAATTGAATCTGCTAAACTAGTGAAAGCCATAACATCAATAACAGTTCTATCAGTTATTATATTTTCTTGAAGTAATTCAGCTGCTCTTTCAGCTAAAAACACTGTTTGTCCATTTAATGTTGAATCAGTATTTAAAGGAATACCTAAATCTCTTAAATATTTAGAACGTTCTGTTCTAAAAGTATAATCTTTAAATTCAGGGAATTTTTTTAATTCATTTACTAATGTAGTTTTACCTACACTCATTGTTCCACAAAAACCTATTTTCATAATTTAAAATCTTGCTACTGCTTTCATTGAAGGATTTTTATACCAAGGTAAACCTTCTTTACTTTGTTGATATTCTTTAAACTCATCTCTTGTTTTTTCAAACCCAAAAAGATAGTACTTTTTAGAAATGCTTCTATCATTAGAATCAATAGGTTCAATAGCGGGTCCTTCAGTATTATGATGGAGCCAATTTTTACTTTCATCTTCTCTAAATAAGTAATGTAAAGCACCTTTTACTTTAATCTTTTTGTATTCGTAAAATTTCTCTTTTTTGCTCATATTTGTAAAATTTATACATCAATATACGAACCACATTTTATAGGTCCTAATTTTTTTTATATTCCCATTTGAAACCATATGCAGTTTTTTGTAGACCTTTAAGACATTTTCTTATTGATTCTCCTTGATTCCCCCTTAAGGTAAAACCTGCTTGTCTTATGCTGATGAATTCCTGTATTATGTTATCTTCTAAGTCTAGTTGAATTATAGGTGTACCAGTCCAATCAACTTTACGTCCTTTTAATTTATCACTAATTTTTTTATTTCGTTCACTGCCTTTTTTATAGTGTTTTTCATTAGCCTTTCTTGATAACTCCCCAGCTAATTTATGATTTCTATTATTTCTAATTTTATCACCAAATCCCTTAGGTTTGGGTTTTGATAATTTTTGTCGTCTACTTTCATTATTTTTTTGAGCATCAGTCCAATAAGAAGCTCCACCCCCTCCTTTAAATCCATTTTTTAATTTAAAACCCCAATAGCGAAACATTTGTATATAAAATTCTTCTGTTTCTCTCCAAGTTTCATTATTAGTTTCTTCTAATATCTCTAAATTAGTATTAGAACCATAGGTTCTCCTATGTTGGTATGTTCTACTATGGGGGTTGTTGGTTTTACCAACATAAAATGGAATATTGTCTCCTAAATGTAAATAATATATGTAGTGCATGTTTATGTGTTTTATTATACATATACGACAATACGAGGAGTTGTTATCCCTCTTTCTTTGTTTGTGAAATAATTTTTAATATCGACTCGGCAGCATAAATACCTTGACTGCCACTAACAGTTATGCCTCTTGCACTTAAAGCATCACCTACAAAGTGAACATTTGGGAATTTAGTTAAAGATAAGTTTTTATAATTAACCAGTGGTTCAGGTGATAAATATTTTACTTCAGGCATATAAATCCCCCAATCATCACCTAATGTTGGGAATACTTCTTTCATATCTTCTATAAAATCTTCTATATAAAATGCATAACCTTCTAATGCCTCATATAATGATAACATACTGTTTACTACCTCTACTTTTACATAATCACCTTCAGATGTTTTAGATGGTACTCTATTAGAATTAGGAGAATAAAATGTACCTTTACCATTCTTTTGTAGTTTTTTAACTGCTTCTCTTGACCAATCAAATGGTTTATCTATGCCTCTAATTTCCATTAATATGCCAAAATTAGTCATATCATTACGATATGCTTCATCTTTTTTAGCATGACCATTGTAACTATAATCTCCATAGGTATGTTCTGCTGCTACATAAGCTGCATTATTGTTTGTACAGAATGATCTTAATGAAACTCCTTTATCTTCAAATTTTCTATATAATTTAAAATCATAACTAATATCAATTAATTTTTGGAAATGGTGTTGTGGTGCTTCAAATCTAACTCCTATTTGTACTGCTTTTGGTTCGGTTTGTAATTCATATTGTTCTGCTAATTTTTTACCAAAATCAATTCCTGATTTACCTACACCAAATATTAATCTATCATATTTTATAAAATCCCACTCATTTTCCATTTTATCAGTCCATACTGCCTGATTGTGGAAAACAATATCAGTTACTTTGGTTTCCCATTGAAATTTAACCCCATTAGCAACTAAATAATCATACCAATTTTTACCTATTTCATGTAAATAATCTGTACCAACGTGCCATACAGGAAATAGTTTTAAACCAAAATAAGGTTTAATAAATTCAGGTTCTGCTTGGGGATCAGAACATTGTACTTCGGATGGGTTAGGATGAAATCGTTTAAAGTTATCTATAACTTGGTCAAACAATTCCATTGCTTTTTCATTTCCACAGTATTTAGATAATTGACCTCCTACTTCAGTGTGGTAAGTTAATTTACCATCTGACCATCCTCCTGCTCCTAAAAAACCTGTCATTACTTCTTCAGGTTTTCTATTGTATGGGTCTTTACCCATATCAATAATTGTGATTTGGCCTTTAAAATTGTTGTCTACTAATTTTGTAGCTGCGTTTATTCCTGCTACTCCTGCTCCTACAATTACTATTTTATCCATTTACTAATTTAGTTTTGGTGTTAATATACGAAAAAAAAGTGACCCATCCAAAGGATGGGCCACAGCTCCTAAATATTTTTTAAATCGACTGGCTATGAATCAGTCTGTATGTTTTTATTTTGTTAGATTATTATCTGCTAAATATTCTCTTAAATTAAATTCTGATATTGATTCTTCTTGTCTGTAATTACCTACATGATCACGATTTATTGCTCCTGCTATGTTTTCAGCATCTTCTCTTGATTTTCCTTGATCCATGATATCATCAACAACATCATCAAAATCTTCATTTACGGAGTCATTACCATCTTCTTCATAAGTAGAATTAATACCTTCATCCATGTCTTCTTTCTCATCTTTTATACCATCAAGGTATCCTTCTTCTTCAGCATCAGTACGAGCGTCTTCATCTACTACTACATCTTTTTTCCTACTACCACTCTTTTTTTCATAGAGTTTTTCAAGTTTCAATTTAGTTTTTTCTAAAAGTTTGATTTCTTTTTGCATCTCTTTGATTTTTTTCTTATCAATGAGTTCAGAAAGATTTTCATCTTCACTAACTAAACTTAATCTACTGTTTTTGGCTTCAATCATTTCTGCTAAAGCATCGATTTTAGCTTCTAAGGTAGTAATTTGTCCTTGTTTTTCAATTTCAGCTAATTTTGACTCATATGAAGTTCCTTTAGCTTCTTTAATAAGCTCTTTTTTAATGAGATTTCTAAATTCTGATCTTTTCATTTCATTTTATTTATTATAAATACGTGGTTATCTGTTACCTATACTAAGTCTGCGACTTCTAGAGCGGTTTCTGTAGCAGCTGTAAAACTAACAGTACCATCAGTTACTTCAGTAGCTACTTCTGCTACTGCTCCAATTCCATGTAAGTGGGATAAATGGGAAAGTACACCATACCCCGCAGTTGCTATCATTGCTACAGCATAAAATATATCTGCTGCTTTTTCTCTGTCTTTTTTATCTCTCATTTTTTTCCACAACCCCAGCCGTCCTAAAGTCCATAATATAGCATTAAAAGGTGCAACATACCATTTATGTAATTTATGACCATTTCTTTTTAACCAATTTCCGAGTCCAGTCCCATATTCATCACCATATTCCTCTTCTAAATCATGGATTTCTTTTTTTAAAATGTGGTATTTTTTTGCTAATTCCTTATAACGATTGTAAGCTTTCACCCCTTTGGGTTTAGTAGTAGGTCCGGGGGGTTGTTTTGATAAATCACTAAATGATCCTATGGAGGTTTTTAATTTTTTTAGAGTTTCTTTTTTTGATTTTATAATACCCCATGCTTTTTTTGCTTTTATTTGGGTTTCTTTATTCATCCATCCTGGTGTTTCTCTTTTAATAGCATTTAATCCCCTTCCGGATACTTCCATTACTTTAGGGAGTAATGAAGCTATAGCTATACCTACAGTTACTCCAATTTCATTAAGGTTTTCTTCTAATTTTTTGGATACTGTTTGTTGGAGTTTTTTTATTTCTTCTTTATCATCCTCTTTTTCAGCTTTGTTGATATCATTAACTATTGATGTTAAATCCCCAGTATTAATATTAAGCATTTTACTTACATCTTCAATTCCTTTTTTTAAAGATGTAGAATCAATCCCAGCATTGTCTGCTTCCATTAATAAAGATTCTGAAAGGTAATAAGGGGGGGAGGATTGTGTTAACCTATTTTCAGCTAAATATTTTCTTAAATCAAAATTATCCACCTATTTTTTTATATTAGATTTTTTCTTACATTTAGCACATCCACACCCACATCCTTTTTTAGGTTGTACTAATAATGACTCTTTTATTAGTTCTCTTAAACGTGTATATGATGTAAGTGATTCTTTCATGGTTATAAATATTACTATTTTTTTGGAATTAATTCTATTGTGTTTTGACCTGTTCCATTACTTCTAATATTTATTTGATATTTAGAATCTAATGTTTTGTCTGAAGAAGGATCTAATAGGGTTATTTCTATATCTATTAAAATGGAACCATTAGTCATTTTATCATTTATGATAATTTTAGAATCTTTTTTAAATTCAGCACTTGATTCTCCGGGGAATGTTGATATAGAAGCCTCCCCTTCGGGGTTACCTGTTATTTTAAAAAATGTTGGGTTGGTTCCAGTAAGGGAAGCTGAGTAACTAGCTATAGAAGCTAATGCTTTATCTACCCCTATCCCTGCACCTTTGGCTACTTCTATTACAATAAAGGAAAGTAACTTAAGTGAAGCATATTTAGAAATAAGTCTTTCTTTAGTATTAGGGTTAGAATCAGGGTCATATTCTATATTTTCTTCTCCAGATAATTGGGATAAAATTGTGGATTTAAGTATATCGATTTCTTTTTTAAGAGTTTTTTCATCCCATCCCTTTTCTTCATCTGAAAGGTTATAAGTAGCTCCCTTTATTTTGTTTTCTATTTGTTGGGGGTCAAATCCCTTAAGGTATCCTTTACCTTTACCAGCTTGAGAGGATGCTTGTTTTAATGAAATTGAAACAAAAGTAGCTTTTTCTCCATCAATATTAGTAGTTTTACCCCACTCATTAACAAAATTTTTATTAAAAATTGTTATGGGTTGAAGAGTTTCTTCTGAATTTTTAGCGTCTGAAACTGTATATTCAATAGTATCTTGGAGTTGGACATAAACATCTCCTGGGTTCCATTTATCAGGTTCAGAAATTTGGGCTAGTGATGCCCCTTCTTGTCTTATTTTATCAAATGTTGCATTTCTAATTAGTTTCTCCCCCCCATAATTCTTTTTTATTAATATTGCGGATGATAAGGGATCATTTAGAGTAACTAAACCAACTTTATTTTTAGCTGCGGATTCAATGTCATCATTATATATGTCAAGGAGATGAAAAATGGGTTTGATGTCTTGTTTATCTATTCCTTCTATGTATGAATTTTTATTTTTATATATTCCATCCCATTCCTTTATTAAACTTTCAGAGGTAAAGAGTTTATCTACAGGAGAATTATAAAAAAATATAACAAGTCCTTCCTTTTGAGTTGTGGTGGTTGAAAACTTTCCTCCCGCCCCCTTTAATTCTAATTTGAGGGTAGTACCTTCTATGTCTATTTTAAAATATGGGGTACCTTCTACATTTATTTTTACATTATTATCAGGAAATAGATTGGATATTGATTTTACAATTTCACCCCTAATCCCCCTTGATACTCCCCCCTTTGAAGGTACATCCTTAAAATAAAGTCTAAACCCCGAAGGACCTTTATCTAAATGGCTAAGTTCGTACCCC